GCATTCACACGCGAACCAGGTTTTCCGGAGAATTCGTCAGTTAGCCCCCAATTGGCGGGGGTTGCGTGCGAGCGCTCTGTCTCTGCAAAGGAGAAATTGAATTAGGGAGGCAGTTTCGGTGCCTTCGTCTCTGGTCTTGAAATCCCGTTTCCCGGCAAGGGAGGCCCTCGCAGGCCCGGAGCAGGCCGGAACATAGGCGTGCAATATCCGCCACTCACTATGTAACCAGGCGGACATTGCGCACTCTTCACCGCCGGTATGGATGCCGCTACGGCTGGCATCAGCATGAGCATGGCGAGAGTGGCGACGAGGCTCATGCGCGCAGCGTAGCATGACCCCGATCTGGGGCCATTAGAGAGCTCAGAGGCTCGTTCGACTGGAAGGTTACAGCGCGGCCAGCCCAAGTATCTGGCGCTGACGAGACCATTCGGCTGGGAGGTCGCAGAGGCGGGCCACTCCCATTCCGTGGGGGAGTCGTCCATCGATGGCTGCCTTGACGAGGTCGGGCGCGAGGAAGGCGAGCGAGATCGTCATGTTCACCTTCCGCAGGCTGCAGCCCTCACGTCCGGCGATGCTTTCGGTATTCGCAGTGGGGTCGGCAATGAGCTCGTCGAGCCAGCGGCGCCCCCGTGCAATCGATGCGACCAGGATTGCGCGGTTCTCGGAACGGATGGGGCGGGCGTCTTGAGGTGGTCCAGCTTCGGGCACGAGAACTTCGCGGCGTCGGGTTGATGGTGTCTTGTGCCACGGCACTTCGATCACATTACGGCTTCGCTTCCGTTTGGGACCGGCACCTTTTGCGTTGGCAAGCTCGATGACCAACCGGCTCGAGTAGACCTCGACCCGGACGACGTGATCGTGGATGAGGATTGCGTTCTCGATGTCGGTCGATTCGTTGAGGTGACCTCGAACACATTTTACGACGAGAGCCTCGATCTCATCTGCAGGGATCCGGCTGACAGTTCCGGCTTGTTCCGCTTGACGCTGCAGAAGGGCGGACGAGATGTAGTACCGGTACTTCATCCCTCGCTTTCGGACATGGCTCGGTGTCATCTTATGACCGCGATCGTCGTAGATGCGGCCCAATAGAGGTGCCTCCGACTTGGTCCGCGAGAGCCGATGGTTGTTTATTTGCTCGTTCAGCTTGGCTTGGACCGCATCGAACAGGTCCTGGTCAACGATAGCCGGCTGCTCGCCTGCCAGGGTCTCGCCCTTGAAGACCACCTTTCCGACGTAAAACCGGTTGCGAAGGAGATAAGCGAGCGGGCCGCGCGTGAAGGAAATGCCACCAGAGGTCTGGCCTGTCTTGAGGCTCCGCACCTTAGTGACGATGCCCCGTTTGCGCAGGTCCGTCATTAGGAGGTTGAGACTGCCCAGGTCGAGGTAGCTGCGGAAGATGGTCCGGACGCGGTTAGCTTCAGCATCATTGACCGTGATCTTTCGGTCCTTCGTGTCATAGCCAGCGGCGCCACGCCACCGACCCAAAGACCCTTGCGCTTGGAGGCGGCGATCTTGTCCCGGATGCGCTCGAGGTGACCTCGCGCTCGAACTGCGCAAACGACAGCAGGACGTTGAGGGTCAACCTCCCCATCGAGGTGGTCGTATTGAACTGCTGGGTTACCGAGACGAAGGACATGCCGTGCCGATCGAACAGCTCGACCAGCTTTGCGAAGTCAGCCAACGAGCGCGTCAGCCGGTCGACCTTGTAGACAACGATGATGTCGACCTTTCCCGCTCGCAAATCCTCAAGCAACCGCTGCAGGCCCGGGCGGTCGGTGTTCCCACCGGAGAAGCCGGCATCGTCATATTTGGACCGAACCAGCGTCCAGCCGGCATGGGCCTGACTGCGGATATAGGCTTGTGAGGCATCATACTGGGCGTCGAGGGAGTTGAAGTCCTGTTCCAGCCCTTGGTCGGTGGAGACACGGGTGTAGATGGCGCAGCGAACCTGTTTCGATCCGCCCGTCTTCATGATCGCGCTTCCTTCGATGGCTTGTCGCGCAGGCCGAAGAACCGGGGTCCGTTCGAGCGGGTCCCCGTGATGGCGAGCGCGATCTTCGACAGGCTGGGATAGGTCTTGCCGTTCCAGGCAAAGCCGTCGGCGAGCACCGCGACCCGGTGCATCCGGCCGTTCCATTCGCGGGCCAGCATTGTGCCCGGCCGCAACTCAGCGGTTGGTCGGTTCGAGTCCACCGCACGCTTGCCGGCATCTTCGGGTGGCCCTGCACCATCGAGAAGACGTCGGCTCTCGACATCCAGATCGCCGAGACGCTCGGCCTGAAGCCGATAGGCCAGAATACGAAACAAGAGGTGGCGCGGCAGGTGAGGGGACGGTCGCCGCCGAAGCACGTTGTGCGAACGAGCCTGAAGCGAAGCAACATCGAGATCGCGTAGGCGCGCGATCTCGACGTCGAGTGTACTCACATCCGGAGGCGCCGTGCCGATCTTCACACGCGGCATTGCGGTCAGGCCGAGCGGCGCTTCGACTGCCGGCCGCTTGGCTTAGCGCTGTCCGCGCCATCGACGCGGTAGACTCGGCTACCGTCGATCTTCTTCGAATTGAGCTTCAGCTCCAGCTTTTTGCGCACGACGCCGGCAAGGAAGCCGCGCACCGAGTGCTGCTGCCAACCCGTTTCCTTCATCATTGCGGCGATAGTCATCCCGGTCGGCGATTGAAGCATCTCGATGACGCGAGCTTGCTTTGAGCCCGCATCATTCTTCTTCTCGAGATCGGTGATGGCGGGCTGCGCAGGCTTTGCAGTCATCGCACGTGCCGCTGTGGATTTCGGCGAACGCTTCTTTGAAGACTTTGGCATCGGAATCCTCCGGTCGGTTTATGGCGGCGTTGCGCCGCACCACCGAAGCCCCACCAAGGCCAACAAGCCGGCGGGGCAGGATTCAGGGCGTTCATGACGCCCGGACTTGACGACAGTACCGCTCCAATCGCCGATGAATGCCAGTCCTTTCTGGATCATGTTGTTGCTCAGTTCGGGCGCCGACGAGCGTAGAATGATCGACGGTACCCCGCTAAAGGGTCCGCAGTCAGTCGGCGTCGCCCTCTCACGGCGAAAACAGGGGTTCGAGTCCCCTAGGGAGCGCCAACAAAACCAATAACTTAGCTTTGAAGAACGTGAAGCTTCTGGTGCCGTACGGAAATTGTACGGAATAGGCACTCCTGGGAATCGTCCGAAGCCTCCGCACCTCGCGGCGAGCGATTGCTGAATCCTCGGCAAACCATCACGTGCAATCCGCAGCAAGATCGGCTCAAGCGACGCGGCGCGCTGACGGCGTTTGCCGGACTCGGCCATCAGTAGAGCTTCCAATCACCCGGCGCGGTAGAGCGGAGTGCGGCGTATCCTACATCTGGCGCACTCCTCGTGCGTGCCGCAGGCACTCGCACGAATGGGCGAGACATGCACGCATACCGCCACTCATCTGCCGCGTGATCCTCGGACTCGGTGTTGACGTCCTCAGGCCGCGCCGGATCGTGCTGGAGGGCCGGGATCGTTCTAATGCTAGCAGCGTGCGTGCTGAAACAGTAAATCATCGGCCGGCCATCTTGGCCGACTAACCGGGAGCGCAGCTGATCCCAGCCGCCCATTGATCCCCGGTGAGGGACGCGGGAATTGTCCGCGGCGTGAAATGGCCGCAGACGAGCCGCAATAAGCTCCTTGTTGATCCGCTCAGCGATCGAGGGCCCGCCATCCTCCTTGAAGCACGCGGGATCGAGCACCCCGTAGCGCAGTGCCGGATCGTCCATCTCCCTTTGGACGATCCCCGCGCCCACGGCCTCGGCGGTCATCTTGAGCCCGACGTTCGGGGCAGCCGCGCCGTACCACTCGCGGTACCGCACGAGCGCGCCGCGGGGAAGGATCTTGCCACAAGGGGTGCAGTCGTCCCCGACGATTGCCCACCAGCCCACCGAGAAGGGTTTGGCCGAGCCCCAGTCCATCGATCGGAACCGGGCCCAGTGGTCCGGCACCTCGAAGGGCTCCACCACATGTTGTTCGTATCTCCAGCAGTCGAAGTAAGCGCCCTCTATGACCGTCCAGTCCCCTTCGAGCCAGGCCCGCACCAGCGTGTCGCTGCCGACCATCTGCAGGTTTGCAACGTACTCCGGCCCGAGAAATTTGTTGTCTCGCAGCTTGCTCGGCATGAAGACGCGATCCTGCTCGATGATCTCGCGCGTCCACGGCTTCTCATACGTGAACTTTTGGATTTCCCATCCG